GCCTGACGCCGTGGGAGATGCCGCCGAGACGCTCTACCTGTGGACGTTCTGGGCGCCGATTGTGCGCGCGTGCGGCCACACCCCGGCGTTCGTAGCTCAGAACGGCCTGACGCCCGAGCGTGTGCCGTGGGAGGAGTTCGGCACGCTGTTCATCGGTGGCGATGATGCCTACAAGGACGGGCCCGAATCGCGGACGCTGTGCGGCATCGCGAAAGCCAAGGGCAAATGGGTGCATTGGGGACGGGTCAATGGGAAGCGGCGGTACGAGTTGGCGAAGATCGCCGGCGCGGACTCGATCGACGGGACCGGGTTTTCGATGGCGCCGGACACCAACATTCCGAAGGTGGGCAAATGGGATACGGAGATTCAGCAGCAACCGCTATTAATCGAGGCCAGCCGATGACCTCGAACTCCCGCGCCCACCTGCAGACGCTGATTGAGGAGATGCGTGCGTGGGCTGGGCCCGAATCCGAATGGGATCAGAAGGACGCCACGCCACAACAGGTGCTCGCGTGGGCCGATCGCCTCTCCGCCCTGATCGCCGAGGGACCGAGCCAACAGGACGACGGCGTTGAGCAACGTGCCGACGAAGCCTTCCGTGAACTAGCGACCTACAAGGAGGATGCCGAAGACACGGAGGCGGCTCCACGTTCAGCGCAAGCGACCGCAGAAAGCGAAAAAGCCAAATGACTGAAGAGCATTTAACCGAATGCCTCAAGCGGCTGGATGATGCGCGGAAGCTACTCGACCGCATCCAAACGGATTTACGGGGCGCACAAGAGTTTCGTGATGCGGTGTTCGACCTTCTTGAAGGCACGCCGTTTTGTGAACGGGCTGATAGCACCTATGACGGGCTGTATGGCCGTCTCCGTGCTGCAGTCGCGCCAGCGACCGCGAGGCAGACCGATGCTACGCCTCTCGCCCTCCCCGAGCAGGAATGGCAACCCATTGAGACGGCGCCGAAAGATGAAGTGCTCTGGTTCTGGGTGCGCCCCAAGACATCAGAGGAGGCGTATATCGACGTCGATGGCGAGTCCATCTTCAGAGCAGGACCGCCGCGCCTATTCACCGGCAAATACAAGACGTGGTCAGCGCTGGAAACGAGCGAGCACTGGATGCGCATCCCGTGGCCTGCCCCACCCTCTCCGACAGAGACAAAATGAGAAATGAGAAGGACTACACGCGCGTGGGCAGCCAGTGGTGACTCGACTTACGGGATCTACCGCGTCAACGGACTGAGGTGATTCGATGAAACCCGAGAACGTGACTTGCCCTGAATGCGGAGGCCCGATGGTGTCTCGGCAGAATCGCCGCGACCAGACACGGTTCTGGGGCTGCAAGGCGTATCCAAAATGCACTGGCACACGTAACGTTGATGGCGAGGAGAAGAAGCCTCGCTGCATGGTGCAGTTCACGAACGAAGAGGGCGAGACGGAAACGCTTCTGCCATCGGACCGGCAACGAGACAATGACCGGAGGCGCTGGTGAGTGCGCGTGCGTGGGACAGCACTATCGCACGGATAGCAGGGAATCTCTTGAGCGGCTTTCCGTTCGATGAATATTCGCCGCAGGACCAAGAGCGGTTCGTCGTTGAAGCCGTGCAGATGGCCCGCGCCATCGTTAAAGAGGTGGAATCAGCAACGACCTCCGCTTCGGTAGATCCCCATGCTGCTAGCACGGGAACGCCGTCCACGCGCGCATTCTCTTCCTTTCGCTCTCCGACAGAGACAGAGAAGCCGTAACGATGGCCCTGTCTCCGTTGCATCCCTGTCCCGGCAGCCCGAGCTGCCCTCAACGGGTACGCTCGGGCCTGTGTCCCGATCATGCCCGTGAGAAAGAACGCACTCGCTACAATCGAGATGTCCGGAAGTGGTACTACACCGAACGCTGGAAACGACTCAGAAATCAGGTTTTGCTCGAGCAGTACCACCGATGTGCGACATGCGGACATACCGAGTTGTCCCTCGACATCGACCACATCCAGCCGCACCGGGGGAATCCAGCCCTCTTCTGGAATCGAGCGAATCTACAGGGCCTATGTCCCTCCTGCCATTCTCGCAAGACCGGCGCCGGCCAATGAGTGAGAACGCACAGGAACACCGCGCATTTCCTCCGACTCCCAAAGGGCCCAATATCCTGGGGCCGGTTTCAAATTTTTGGGAAAATGTCCGAGTGCGTGCGACAGGGGGGGCGATCGCAAGTCCCAGTAAGTGACGGTGCCCAAACCGCTTGGCAGGGCGGACCGGCTGAAACCAGCAAACTAGGGCGTGCACCCGTGAGAAAAAATGGGCGGACCCGGTAGCGGCGGTCACAACAAGAAATCGCTCGGCGAGCTCCAGGCCGCCGGGATGGTGCGCGTCGCGCGGCACCTCGCGCTGCCGATTCCGAAGGACGACCCGAAGAAGCTGCAGGCGAAGTGGAAGCGGTTCCTCAAGAGCTTGGAGACGGCGAAGGCGAAACCAGGAGGGAACCCGCTCAACGACTACGCGCGGAGCGTGCGGGAGGGCCTGGCGCCGGCGGGACGATATCACCGGCTCGCGTGCGAGCGGCACCTCCGGGACGTCCAGCGGCAGGGCAGTGCGGCCTTCCCGTACCGGCTCGATCTGGACCGCGTGGCGCGGTTCCTCGCCTTCGTGAAGCAGCTGACGCACTACAAGGGGCAATGGGCGGGTCAGCCGATCGTTCTGCAGGGTCATCAGGTGTTTCGCCTGGGATCGATGCTCGGGTGGGTGCACGTCGACACCGGGTTACGACGGTTCCGGCGGTCGTATCATGAGATTCCCCGGAAGAACGGCAAGTCGCTCGAGGCGGCGACGATCGCGCTCTACCTGACGTTTTTCGATGGGGAAGGCGGCGCGGAAGGGTACTGCGCGGCGACGAAAAAGGACCAGGCGAAGATCGTCTGGGGCGACGCCGCACAGCTCGTGAAATCGTCCATTCTGAAGGTCGGGATTCAGGCGTACGCCCATTCGCTCTTCGATGAAGCGTCGCAATCGAAGCTCCTCGCGCTCGGGAGCGATTCCGATTCGACCGACGGGTTGAACCCGCATCTCATCATCCAGGACGAATTCCACGCCTACCGGGACCGGCGGATGACTGACGTGCTCGAGACGGCGACCGGGGCCCGGGAACAGCCGCACGACATGCGGATCACGACAGCAGGGGACGATCCCGTGTCGCCGTGCGGCGACGAGCACGCCTACGCCTGCCAGGTGCTCGAGCGGGTGCTCGAGGACGAGGCGTACTTCGCCTTCATCGCGCACGCCGATCCGGAGGACTTGGAAGGCGATCGCTGGCTGTCGGAGGGCACCGCCCGGAAGGCGAACCCGAACTACGGCGTGTCGGTGAAACCGGACGACCTGAAATCACTGGCCCTGAAGGCGAAGAACATGCCCGCGGCCGCGGCCGCGTATCAGCAGAAGCGGCTGAACGTCTGGGTCAATACCTCGGCGCCGTGGCTCTCCCTAGAGGGCTGGCGGAGGGGGCAGAGCAGCTGGACGGCTGAGGAGATGCGCGGGCAGCCCTGCTGGTTGGCGGCGGACCTGAGCTCGAAGATTGACCTCTGCGCCGCGACCGCGGTCTTTCCGCCGGCGGGCCCCCGGAAGAAGTGGCGGGTGCTCGTCGCCTGCCTGACGCCGGACGATACGTTGATTGAGCGCGCACAGCGCGACCGGGCGCCGTACCTACTCTGGAAAGAGCAGGGGTATCTCCAGACAAACCCTGGGAACCGGATCGACCAGGACGCGGTCCTCGACATCCTGAAGTGCTGGGCCGGACTGTTCGACGTGCAGGAAGTGGGACTCGACCCGTGGAACGCCGGAAATCTGGCGACCGACCTCGAAAAAGAAGGCTTCGAGGTGATCGAAATCCCGCAGAATCTCTCCCAGATGTCCGGACCGTCGAAAGACTTCGAAGCGGACGTGCTCGATGGGTTGGTGGACGCCGGCGGGAATCCGCTGATGGCGTGGTGCATCTCGAACGTCGTCGTTGACCGGGACGGGAAGGACAACATCTACCCGGTGAAGAAGAAGAGCCGCGGGCGGATCGATCCGGTCATTGCGACGTTGATGGCGCGGAAGTTGGCGACCTCGACGCCACCGCCGGTGGAGCCGCCGAGACAGTTTCAGATGTTGGTGCTCGGGGGGAGTCGATGAGCGAAAAACGCCGGGGGCGCAAGCCCATCGCTGAAGAACCCGCGAACGAAATCGTCCGCGTGCGCGTGACCTCGGCGCAGCGCATCGAACTGCGCCGCGTGGCATCTGAGAACGGCTGTGGTATGTCGGGCGTCATCCGCGAAGCAGTCAACGAGTACGTCTCCGACTACCGCGAGCGCGGGCCATTTCGTAGCAACAAAGGTTAAGGCGTACCCCAGACTTCGTGGGTAGGTGAACCGCGCCTACTCCATCCTGCACGTCAAGGCGCTCGACGCGGAGAAGCGCGTCATCTCCGGCATTGCCACGACGCCCGAGCCGGATCGGATGGGCGACATCATCGAACCGCTCGGCATCAGTTACAAAAATCCTCTCCCGCTCCTGCTCTTCCACGACAGCAAACGTCCCGTCGGCCTGACGAAGTTCAGCAAGCCGACCAAGGACGGGATCGAATTCGAAGCCCGCATCCCGGCGATTGAGGAACCCGGCACGCTGAAGGACCGCGTCGACGAGGCGTGGCAGAGCGTAAAGGCTGGACTCATCTCGGGTGTTTCCATCGGCTTTCGGGCGATCGAAATGTCGTTCATGGACAACGGCGGGATGCACTTCCTCGAATCGGAAGTCGTCGAACTCTCGCTCGTGACCGTGCCGGCGAATGCGCAGGCGACGATCACCAGCATCAAACAGCTCGATCTGGCCGCGTCAGGCCGTCACTTGTCCGGCGTTACGGACCCGCTCCCGGTGGTGCGCAGCACCCCGAAGGAACGGACCATGTCACCCACTGTCCAGGAACAGATCACGAGTTTCGAGAACACGCGCGCCGCGAAAGTCGCGCGCATGAACGAGCTGATGCTCAAGGCGGAAGGCGCGACGCTCGATGACGCGGCGCGCGAGGAATACACCGGCCTCG